ATCGATCGAGATCCAGCTTCGCCTCGAGCCCCGCATCTCCCTTGATGAGATTGGCCCTCAGGTCCTTGAGGAACCCCGCCGTTGTCTGAGGCTGGAAGGCATGCCGATCGAAATAGGATCGGAGGTACGCATCCCATTGTGCGCGCCCCACGGTCGCTTCGATCGTCCGCAGAAACACCGCGCCCTTGAAATAGGCGAGTTGCCCGCCCGTCTCGCCATAGAGCTTGGTGCCGTCGGAGGTGGGACCGCCCGCCTCCAGAATGTCGGCCTGCATCTCGCCCCAGTCGAGGTCCGCCTCCATCTGGGCCCGCGGCGCGCCGTACAGCGCTTCCATGATGCGGTTCTCGAAGTAGGTGGTGAAGCCCTCGTTCAGCCAGGTGTCCGGCCAGGTCGCATTCGTGACCAGGTTGCCCGACCAGCTATGGGCCAGCTCGTGAGCCACCAGGCCGACATTCGCCCGGTCCCCGGTAATGAAGGTCGGCGTCAGAAAGGTGAGCGTCGGATTTTCCATGCCGCCGAAGGGAAACGACGGCGGCAGGACGAGCACATCGTAACGCCCCCATCGATAGGGGCCGTAGAGCTTCTCGGCGGTCACAACCATCTTCTCGGTGTCAGCCAGTTCATACGCGGCGCGATCCAGCATTTCCGGTTCGGTATAGACGCCGGTGCGGGGACCAAGGTCCCTGTACGCCAACTCTCCGACCGCGATCGCGATCAGGTAAGGCGGGATGGAATGATCCATCTTGAAGCGGAAGGCGCGCCGCCCCTCGCCTGCCGGTTCGCCGTCTGGCGTGAGGCGTTCACCGCTCATGACGGCGGTCATACCCTCCGGCACGACGATCCGAGCCGACCAGGTCTGACGGATTCCCGGGCTGTCCTGAGTGGGAATCCAGCTTCGGTTGTTGATGTCCTGCCCTTGGCTGAAGAGGTACGGCCCGCGCTTGCCGGCCGTCAGCGAAGGCTCCAGCCATTGAAGCGCCCGCGCCTGCGGTTTGGAGGCATAGCCAATCACGATCTTTCGCGCGCCGGCGAGTTGGATCGTCAGCGAGGCGCCAAGCTCTGCATCGTTTTTGCCCACCGACCAGACGAGGTCGCGTCCATCGCTATCCGTGACCGACGCGATGTCGAGGCCAAGATCGTCGAGCACGATAGCTGACGCTCCAGGCGCCGCCTCGACGTCCAACCGCGCCACGCCGCCGATCGTTCTGCTGGCGAAATCCACAGTCAGGTCCAGGTCGATATGCGAGACCCGCGCCACCAAGGGCTGGGCGTAGGACTTGGCGTCCCGCGCATCCGCGGTCGTGAGGATCGGCGCGATCACCCGCTCCGCCGCAAGCACCCCCTGCGGCGCCAGAGCCGACACGGCGCAAGCCATCAGAAGACTACGAACCACAATACGCATGCTCAGACCTGCCCGACATAGACTCAAGACCGCCGCCCGGGGCGGCGACCGTCCATAGCAGGCATTCAAGCCGGCTGGCCTGTCGACTCATTTCCCGATACTCCTCCGGTCGCTCAACTCGAACCGGACCTGGACATGGCCGACTGCTCCGCGTTCGCCGGACACGAATTGATTGCTCGCGGGCAGTTGCGGGACGTCGCTCTGGCGGCGAAGGCCGCATGGGACGACGGCCGGGCCAAGCTGCTTATCTTCGACGACGAAACCGGGCGGCAGATCGAAGTCGACTTCCGCGGCGCGCCCGCCGAGGTCGCCGCAAAACTCACCTCCCCCCCACCGCAGCGAGGAAGACCCCGGCTCGGCGTCACCTCTCGCGAGGTCACCCTGCTACCGAGTCATTGGGAATGGCTCGCTGAACAGCCTGGCGGCGCATCGGCCGCCCTGCGCCGCCTCGTCGACGCCGCACGCCGCGGGGAAGCCAGCCGCCGACGCGACGCCCAGGAAGCCGCCCATCGCGTGCTCTTCGCCCTGGCCGGCGACCTGCCGGCCTTCGAAGAAGCCAACCGCGCCTTCTACGCATCGCAATGGGATCGGCTGGAAGATCTGACGTCGACTTGGCCGCCGGACGTCCGATCCTACGTCCTGGACATGATCGGCCGCGTCCGCGTGTTCGACCTGGATGAGGCTAGGTAGCCGCGCGAACCCCAAGCCCGGCGAGGAAGGCGGCGACTCCCGCCGCGAACCAGGGTCCGGATCTGGCGAGCCATGTCGAGAATGTCGCCACGCCGGCGACGCGATCGCGCTGGGCCTCCAGAACGTCGATCCGGGTGAGGGCCGAACGCAGTTCGCCCCGCAAGGTCTCGACCAGCTTCCCAGCCTCCTGAGCCTCCAGTCGCGCCAAGCGTTCACGCACATCATCGACCTTGCTGGTCAAACCTTCCAGGCGCTTTGTCTGCGCCGCCAGATTTTCGCTGATCTGCCTCAACGCCAGAACCTGGGCTTCGTGCAACGCTTCGATCAAGGGCGCCATGCCGCCTCCTGCGTCGAGAGGTCCGCTCATGGCGTCCATCGCCCGGCTCTTCGTCGCCCAGCGCCGCCGACACCGCCGACGCCCCCGCCCGCGACAGGTCTCGACGTCCCTGGAACATCGATCAGGTCGGGAGCCTTTGCACCGAAACCGTCGTCGGGATCACGCAATATGCTCCCGATGTCATAGAGCAATTGAGCCCGCGACTTGCGGGGTATCTGCGGCTGGTCGGCGGCGGGTTTGGGCGCAAGCTTGGCGAGTACGGCCGCCAATCCTCCATGAAACCCAAAGGTCATCGCCCGAAATCTCGAATGGTCGATCCGATCTGTGCAGCCTGGCCGAGCAGACTCAGGAAGCTTGGCGACTCCGTCGTCTTGGTGGACCCCGTCCCGCTCGAGCTTGTGTTCTGTCCCTGGAAGAGCTGCAGCGGCAGCCCAGAGAACATATCGACCTGGCTGCCGAGCTGGTTCTGCGGCGCATTGCGGTAGGCTTGATCGATACTCCTGAGTTGCTGGCCCAAAGCGGCCTGCGCAGCGACGTTCGCACGCGTGGAATTCTCCCGCTCCAAGGCCAGTTGCCCCTGCATGCGCTGGTGTTCCAGGGCCATTTGGGCGTTGGCCGCAGAGGCCTGCTGTCGCCGTTCTGCATCTTGTCCAGCCAAGCCTGCGCTGGTCGTGAACATGTCCGACAGCAGTTGGGAGACTCGTATGTTGCGCGCGCGAGAGAGTTCGCCCTGGGTCATCGATTTGGTCAGGGCCGCACCCGAGCCGCCGAACTTTGAGTTACCGGCAAGGTCGAGATCCTGCATGGCTCGCGTCTTGCCGGCATCGGCGTCGAAGTCGGCGAGGGCCGCATCGGTCACCTGTTGCCGATAAGGGTTGGAGTAGGCGCTCAGATTGTCGAGCAGACTGGCCGACGAGACGGACGGCGTAGATCGCGAGAGGAGGCTGGCGAACCAGTCGTCGCCGCCCACTGATGTCTGGCCGCTTCCATAACCTTGTCCCAGCTTGGCCGCCGCACCGGCCGCCTGCTGTTCCAAGTCGGATGCGGGAGCGACCAGCGAATATGGATCTGTTCCACCCAATCGTTGGATCGCAGAAGCCAGACCTTGGGCGGTCGAGCTCACCCATTCCGGGTTCGTCGGCGTCATGACCGACGTGCTGCTTTGTGTCGTTTGACTTGTCGATTTACGTTTGCCCATCAGAGCATCCTTTTCAGCAACCTCCCCACAGGGAGGTATCCCGAACGCCGAAGGACACGCGCCCATCCGGCCCGCCCTTCGATCGTCACATATTGGCAACCCATGGCCCGTCCCCAGGCTTCCACACCGGGCTTGAGCGCCATGATCCCGGCAAGGTCGCCGCCGGCCAGCCAGACGTGGAGCGCTCGCCCCTGGGGCTCCACAACGCATTGGGTGACCATGGCCGCGGTCTCGCCTGGCCAGAGCTGCGCGCGCCCGGCCGCGATTTCTGCGATCAGTTCGGCTTCGGTCGCATCGCTGAGCGCCGGCGCCAGCCACGCCAGCCAATTGGTCACCGCTTGCCCGCCGGTGCGATGCTCACGGCGATCTGTCCCAGCCGTGCAAACGCCGGAAGCGATGCGCCTTCGAACCGCAACCGGAACAGGCGGCCCGAGCAGCGGAAATCCACCTTGTCTTCCCCAGCCGCCATCACGAACGGCCCCTTGATGCTCTCATCGCCCTGCGGCTTCAGCCGACTGATGACCGTCACCTTGATAGGGCCGGCCTGGTTCTTCACATCCGGCCAGATGCCCAACACCAGGGCGGTCTGCTCTTCGCTGAGATATTGGTCGGCCGTCTCTATCGACCATGAGAGCGGCCCGCCATCGGCGCTATGTCCACGCTCATGCCAATAGACGTTCCCCTCCGGCGTGACGCCGATGGGATCACTGGCCGGGCCGGCGTCGAGGAAGGCCGAGCGCGCCATGCGCCCGCGCGACCAGCCCTGCCCCGCCAGCGAGAGCGCCACATAGCGGCTGTTCTCCACGCCATCGCGCGCGTCGGGATAGTCCCAACGAACCTCGCTGAAGCGCGAGATGGACGAGGCGACCACCTTGTCGGCCTGGGCCGGGGTGAGATTGCCGAACAGGTCGTCGCGGATGGCGCAGGGGACCGGCTCGACCGTCCCGCCCAAGCCGTAGCGATAGAACTGCCCGTCATTCCCCATCCAATAGGCGGCCTGGCCGACCACCACGGCCGCGTTCGGCCCGATCAGGCCGCACTTCTCGGCCACCCGGTCGAAGCGCCAGGGCTGGGTCAACGCGCCCACCCAGCTTCCCAGGAACAGGCTGTGATTGGTCCAGACCAGCAGATAGGACCCGATCACCCGGCCGGCGACGATCCGACCGCCGCCCGGCAGGATATATTCCCGCGCCGTCGTGTCGGCCGCCGTCCGCCACTCGGTGTTCTTGCGCACCGAGGAATGACGGATGCAGAGCGGATTGAACTTGCCCGACACTTCCTCGTTGCAGCCCAGGGCGAAAATCATGTCCTGAGGCGCGATCAGAGCGAAGGTGCAGTTGCGAGGCGCATCCAGCAGCGGCGCGGCCGGCGCGCCCGTGTCGTTGTCCCAGGCATAGAGCGTGCCGCCCCGTGGATTGGCGATCAGCTCTTCGCCGAACGCCCCGAACGACCAGGTCCGCGGGAAATAGTCGGCCGTCGACGGCTCCGAATAGCCGCCGACGCCGTAGGCGCCCGTTCCGTATCCAGCACCGCCCGTGCCGTCGATGGGGCCGGGCTGGTAGGGATTTTGGGGGGCGAACCGCAGCCCGGCCCCGCCAATGTCCGGCACGGATGCGACGACGGCAGCGCCGCCTCCGGTCGCCGTCGAGGTGGCGTTACTCTCGCACGTGAAACTGTAGTGGTCGGCGTCGATCTTGGTGACGACGAAGGTTCCGTTCGGCGCGACGCCGCCCACCGCCGAAGCGCCGGAGATCGTGACGCTCGTTCCGTCGCCGATATCGTGGCCTGCCTCCGTGACGGTGACGACCGCCTTGCCGCTCTCCACCGCCAGCGGATTCGAAACCAGGGTCTTGGAGAGCTGGGCGTTCGTAGCGGCTGCAATGGCGAAGGTGTCGGCGTCAAAGACCGTGACGGGATAGCCCCCCGCAAGCGCAATGCGGCCCACACAACTCTCGCCGGTCACCTCGACCGTATCGCCGTCTTGAAGACCATGGGTCAACAGCTTGACGGTCAGCAGCGACGCGCCATCCGTCACCGAGAGGTCGGCCCCGCGGAGCGTGAACGGCGGCATGGCCAGGATCGGTGTCAAGGTATATAGCGACCCGCCCACCCAAGCCTGAAGCGCCGCATGCGTGCCGAACGCGATGTTCAGGGTAGCCTCGTTGTCGGTCCAGGCGAACACTGACCTACAAACCCCAGCCAATAGATCGGTCAGCATGCCCTCCCAGCCACCGATAGTCTGCGGCAGATCACGGTCGAAACGGACGCAGTTACAGGCCGCCCAACGGCCACAGGCGGCATAGGTAGTGTCGTCCGATACGATGCCCGGCGGGATGTTAAGAGGGGTGCGCATCGTCAAATCCGATAGAGTTGGATCAAGACCAGACCCGGACCGCCCCAGGTGGACCAGTTTGAGCCGCTTGTGTTTGCGCCACCCCCAGCCCCAACGCCAGGAACGATCTGAGCGCCGTTTGAACTCGTCGAACCGCGGCCATTTTCACCCGTCAGACCGAGGAATATGTCGCGAAAGCCACCGGCACCACCACCGCCACGGAGGGCGCTGCCATTGCCGGCTGCACCACCGAACTCACCGGCTTCGCCGGAGCCACCGCCATATCGATTAACCTGAAAGCCGGCCGCCATCGACCTCGTCGCCGGCGAGGTCGATGGCATGCGTCCGCCCTGCGCCGTCATGATCACCCCGTCGATAGTGACGATGCTGTCAAAGCCCACATTGCCTGAGGTCTCGGCTGTAGTGCCCATTCTTGGCGCAGCAGCCAACCATGTGATGGCGATGCCCGCTGGAATGATAAGCTGACTATATCCGGCCGAGCCACCGCCGCCGCCATGCGTATAGGTGGCGTCGGACGTGCCAGAGGCACCGCCGCCCCAAGCGAAAATGTTGGCGATGTAGTCAGCAGGCGCCGTATAGCTCCCCGAGCTTGTGCTGATCATCACCTCAGGCAGTTGGAGAGACTGAGCTTCACGCTCACCCCCCATGCTCTGCCCACGGAGCCCCGTGAGTCCCCGCATCAGTAGTCCGCCCATTCGACGTCATGGGCGATACCGTTCGCGAGCCCGACTGCCTGGGAGATGTAGAGTTCCGCATTCGGCGGGCCAAACAGCGGATTGGTGTCGCTATAGCCCCAATCGGTGACCGGAATCCCCGTAGTCGCGGCAACCGTGTGTGCGGCCATCAGCTTGCTGTCGATCAGCATCTTGGTCACCCCGCCATCGGTTGAGAGATAGAGATGCAGGCCGGTGGCGGTGACCGTGGCGCGCGGGATCGATCGCAGGCGGGTCAGCCGCCCGCCGTTTGGACCAAAGGTCATGAGCTTCACGACCGCGGTGACGGGGGCGTTGTAGGCGGTTTCGGCGGTGGTGGTGACGACGGCAGCGGCCTGAATCGCCTGGGGGGTGATGATGCTGTTGGAAGTAACGGACATGAGGGCTCCTAGAGGGTGACAGCCATGGCGATGGCGAATTTCTTGAGGTCCTCGCCCAGGACCTCGGCGCGGTCGGCCTGGTCGGCCGCATAGTCGGCGACATCACTCGTTTCGAGGGACGCCCAGGCGGCCGTCTCCCCGTTCGAGCGGATGAACTGACCGTCCGTGGCCGGCCCCTGACCGGGCAGGTCCACTTCGTTGAAGGCCATGGAGTCGACATAGGCCCTGGTCGCGGCGTCCTGGCCGTCCACGGGAGCGCCCAGCCCGGTCAGGCGCGCGCCGGCCAGATCGGTAAACTGAACCCGCCGGAAGTTGGCTCCGTCGCCGACGACCAGCCCCACCTCGCCCGGCTTCACGACCGCCGCTGCGCCGCCGCCGGTCGTGACCATGACCTCGCCCGCAGCGGCGTTGCGGACGATGTACCACTTCTCGACCGCGGGCGCGGTGATCGCCCCTCCGGCTCCGCCGGTGACGTCGAGGAAGGCGCAGCGGGCCTCGTCTTCGAGGCCGTTGGCCGTGCTCAGGCTCTTCGCGCCCGAGAGCGGGAACGCCACTCGCTTGGTCAGCGCGTCTTCGAGACGCTGGAAGACCTGTTGATTGAGGATCACGCCCCAGGCGTTCAGGTTGTCGCCCGGCGCCTGGTAGTTCAGGCGCAAGCTCATGGACCATGTGCTAGGCAATAGGCGCTCCCGTATCTTGCCTTATCCAGGCCGAGCCGTTCGAGACGGCGAGAATGTCAAGGTCGGCGACCCGCAGGACGCCGCCCGGCCAATCGGCGGCCGGCGGCAGATCCGCCAAAGCGACGGAGTGGACGAAGACCGGCTGGCCCGGCTGCTGAAGCTGGACGATCGCATCCACCACCGCCCGGAAGAACGGTCGCGGATCCTGCCGAGGGTCGACCGGCGCGATAAGACCGATCATCAGCGCCCCCTCAGGTCGACATGCCGACCGCCGACCAGCGCCGGCTCGCCACGCAAGGCGGAAAGGCGCCGGCTCTGGGCCTCCTTGGCGTTCGCTTCCTGCATGGCCGCGTCGAACCTTGCCTGGAACAGCGTCAACAGGTCCGCATCGCGCAGGAAGGGCGCGGCCTCCAGCAGCGCGCCAAACAGGTAGAGGTCCGGATAGTCGGACAGGATCGGATTGCTCGGTTCAACGTCTGAAAGCGCGAACCTGCGCAGATGACGCAACCTGACGCCGTAGGACTGGTCGCAGGGCCGCTCGAAGGCGAGGGTTCCGCCCTCGACGGTCCAGAAATCTGGCCGCCCGGGTTCAGGCCGCAATTCCATCAGCGATGGATCGACAAATCGCAGCGCCTCGGGCCAGGCGGCCAGATGAACGGAAACGGCCTCGGAAAAGGCCGCCGGCAAGGCGATGGTTCGAGCGCCGGGAGCAGCGGCCAGCGCGGCGTTCACCTCGTTCATGCGGCCCCGGAACAGCCGGTTGAGACGGCTCTCGGCCAGGGCGATGAAGTCGGGAATGCGATCGGCGAGGTCCGAGCGTTCCAGCCAGTCGGCCACGGCGCTCTTGAGGTCGGTATAGCTGGCGAGAGCCATGACGCCACGCCTCCAATCTGCAGGGAACGAAAAGGCCGACCCCGAGGGATCGGCCCAGGCGGTCAGCCGTATCGCGCGGCCTAGACCTCGTTCGAATGCAGGCGCGCGGCGAGTTGCGGCCGTAGGGTCTGGTAGCCGTAGAGAACGTCCAGCCGGCACGGAAACCGGTCGTTGTTGATGTCGTACTGGCGCACGACGCGCATCGAGACGCCGTCGAAGACTTCGCGCGCCGAGAAGTCGACGCCGCGCGGCATCTGCATGTCGGCGGTCGCAAAGGCGAAGGCGCCCTTCTGGTAGAGCAGCGAGGTCCCGTAGAGCTTGGACGGACTGCCGGCTACCGACACCGGCGCGGTGGCCGAAGCGACGGCGACCACCACGTTCTGCCGCGGCCCGCCGGTGACGATCGCCGGCGAGATGCCGATGGCGCCCGCCCCGCCCGCGGCGTCTTCCTTAACCACGAACTGCATCGGCACGCCGGTCGACTGCTTGGTCTCCGGATGCACGCGGAAGACCTTGTCGATGGTGATCACGTCGCCCTTCTTGAACGCGCCCGTCCCCGTCGCCAGGGTGATCGTGGAGATCGGGGTTTCCGACCCGGCGGGAATCGTCCCCGCCTGGGTGCTGGTGGTGTAGGTCGCGCTCGCCGCCGCCCCGCGCGCATGCGCCGGCCACAGCGTATTCTCCACGAAGTCGAAGCCGGCGGTGCGGCCCATATAGCCCTCGCGATATTGCTCGGAGAGCTGCTTCTGGTCGTTGAACAGGCCCTTCAGCGCATCCACCAGGTCGGTGTTGTTCTGCGAGTTCAGGTTCGCCGTCCGCTTGTTGAGCGGCGCCAGCGCATCGACCAGCTTTTGCCGGCCGTTGAGCACGTCCTTGAAGGTCGGCGCCCCAGGCAGCCAGATCGACTGCGCCACGTCCTTGTACATGCTCATCGCGTCCGCCTCGATATTGGCGGCCAGGACCGACATGGCCGGCTCGATCACCCGCTCGGAAAAATCGTCGAGCGACAGCGTCAGGTCGGCGGAGGTGAAATTCAGGTCGACGCCCTTCTGGGTCGCCACCTTCAGGTCGACGCTCTGCTCCTTGATGTCCTTGGCGTCCAGCGGCGCGCCAGTGCGCACCGTATACTCGTTGGGCAGCCGCACCTTCAGAGTGTCGCCGATCTTGGCGCCCTGGCGCGCGAAGCTGTCGTCGTATTCGCGGGTGATGGAGCCCACGAAGTTCAGCTTCTGATGCAGCACCCGCAGGGCTTCGCGAGTGACCGCCGTGGCAGAAAGCAGCGTATTGGCAGTAAAGGCCATGGTGTCCTTTTCGATATGCACGCCGAAACGCGGGAGCGCCCGGCGGCGGCCCCGTGAAGGTCGGCAGGTTTCAGGAAAACGCCGCGCAAGAGCCGCGCGGCGGTGGTCAGAGCGCCGCCATGCGGCGGCTCTGTGGGGGCGTCGTCCCTACCGGCGCTTGGCCGACCAGTCGATCAGCCCGGCTCGGAAGCCGAGCCTCGCCCGGCCGGCGATATTCGGAATAGGGATTGCTGTCGTAGATGGACTGCAACATCTCGGCCAAGGGCCCATCGGCCAGTTCCGCCGACGCATCCGTCAGGGATGCTGCTTCATGATCGAAGTCGGGCGCTCCAGTTGCGTAGGCGTCATAGGGTCAACTTGGGCGCCACAGGACGCCACAGGCTTGGCGGAACTCCCCATTCGAATCGACAGACCTCCTGGGCCTGCTCGAGCGTGCCGAACGCATAGTCTCGGTCTGGCAATTCAGCCGTGGGGTCGGCGAACAGAAACAGACTGACTCCTCGCTCCTGCTCATCATATTCAATCAGCATGCGACGCCACGGACCGATGGGAATATCTGTCGCTTCCAGAGCCTGGATCATGGCTTCCTTCGAAAAAAGAACATGTGCTGGTCGAGGAGATCGGACTGGCGTCCCATAGGGCGGGACCGTTGCACCGGCGCATCCATTCCCGCCTGGCCATCTCATCTCTCACGCCGCCGACGGCCAACAGCCGGCAACCTCCAAAGCCAGGACCTTGCCGGCCTGCAGCAGTTGCTCGTCCAGTTGGTCGGCGAGACGCTCTGTTGACGCTCTACAATAGAAACTCCGGTTTAGACGCGAGCACCTTCCAAGATTCAATCGGCACATGCCATGCATCGAGACAGAGATTTTTTGCGATATCCACCGTCTCGAACCAATAGTCTTTCTCAAAGATCGATGCATCACGGCTAGAGAATAGATATACTTGCGCATCACCATCCTCACTCTCGATTACGATGCGCTTCCACGGCCCATCCTCAGCTCCGTAGCTTTCGAAATATTCGACCAATACGACACTCCCAAAGCTGACGGCGTTTCTACGAAGGGACGCCGCAATCATGGCACAAAGGAAGAACATCCAACAACAGGAAATCCATTCGCCACTGCCGACGCGGACCTATTTCTTGAAGAAGAACATGTGCTTACCGAGCAAATCCGAAGGATCTCCCTTCAGAGGCGCGCTCTCTAGATGGAAATGTGGCTCATAGGCCTTATGCCCTTTGAGGTCCATTCGTAGCTGGGCGGAGCCGTCCTGGCTCCGAGCCACGAAATTGCGCGGCGTACTTTTTATGATTTCTCCTCGGCCGAATACGTCTTCGACCGCCCTCGCCGCCCTGTTGATGCGCGCCCGGCTCGCCAGGCCGCGCACCATGCCGGCGACCAGCGGCGCGCCTTCCGCCGCCACGACCGCCGCCGCCGGCGCCAGCGCGGGAACCGCCATCCAGGCGTTCTCGCGCGACACGCGCCGCCGCTCGTCGTCGAAAGCCTGCTGCTCCGGCGTCAGGTAAGGGCGCTTGCGGGGCGCCTGGGCCAGCATGACCCGGTCGCCCGGCGTCAAGATCACCGCCCCCGACATCAACGCGCCCGCAGGGCTTGATCGTTGCGCCGGCGCATCCACTCGCGCGTGGCCATCTCATCGCGCACGCCGCCGCCGGCACCGCCCGAACCGCTCACCTGGACAGCCGGGCGCACGGCCTGGAGTTGCTCAGCCTGGCGGGTGGTTTCCTGGCGCTTGGCCGCCTCGTCGCCCAGATGCGCACGGTGCAGGATCTTCCACAGCCGCGGATCGGCCACCTCGCGCAGTTCCTCCAGCGTCACGCCGAAGGCCGCCGCATACTCCACCAGCCTGGTCGCCACCTCCGGCGACCAGCCGTCGATCTCCGAAGCCAGGATCTTCCCGGTCTGCATCAGTTGCTCGGCCATTTCGCGTTCGGCCTGTTGGCGGGCGCGGTGTTCGCTCTGGGTCAGCGACCACGCGAAGCGCTCGCGCGCCTCGGCCAGACGCTGGTACTGGCTCCACAGATGCTGGGCCGTCTGCGGATTCTCCTCGCCCAGAACGTCCCAATCGATCTCTTCCAGGTGCTGGATCTGACTGTCGATCGCCGCCAGGTTCGCCCGGTCGGCCAGGGTCGCCTGCATCAGCTCCCGCTCGGCGGCCAGGCCGCTGCGGTCGCGGTCGATCCCACGCCGATGCTCGGCCAGTTCCTCCAGCTTCCGCGCATAGTCCGCATTGGCCAGAAAAGCGCCCGAGAGCGCCCGCGGAATACGATAGAGCTGGCCCTCGTGTTCGACCTCATCGGTCTCGTCGTCCTGAACCTCGGGCGGCTGGCCCGTCATCCGGGCGTGCGAAAGCTCGCCGAAAATCGACGCATCGTCTCTTTGCATGTTGTCCTCTGGATGCCGCCTCGCCGCGCGAGGCCTTGCCTGGCGGGACGCCGCACGCCCCGCGTCTTGCCGCTGCGCGATCAGCGAAGCGGGGGAAGGATCGACCGCGCCGGGTTCGGCCCCGCGCATCTCTCCCCGATATCAATATCCTCTCAAAATCCCCGGCGAACGTCAAGAACAAAATAGGAACATTTCTTGTGACGCCTCGGCGTATGAACTCGATCTCATCGCCAATGCCGCCAATCCGTCGGGCAAGGGCCGCGAACGCCGCGCCCCTATCGCGACTTGCCGAGACAGCAAGGCCAATCTAGAACAATTGGAGAACTACACGTTCAGCCTGAGTTCCACCAAGCATGCGTTCGCCGCCATCTCCCTTCTGGCTTCCCGCGCTTTGCGCGATAGCGTTCCTGGCGCTGTTTGCGCTCGGGATGTGGGCGCCGCCCTGGTTCGTCCCGCCGGTCGTCCTGGCCTGGACCTATGGACTGACGGCGCTCACCACGGCGACGGTTGTCACCACGATCCGAGCCGTCGCCGCCCGCATCCGTGGAAGCCGCGTCAAACGCATTGCGCTCTGGGTCATCGCCACGCCGACCGTGACGGCCACCCTCTTGCTTGCCCTTCTGACTCCGTTCGTCAACGGAGCCGAGGATGACTTTGGAGCCCTCCTCCTGCTCTTGATGGTGTCGCTGTTCGGTGTCGCCGTATGCGGTCTGGCGATCCTGCTCATCCTCGCCGCCTTGCCTGCGCGAGCCTCCAATAAGGCGCCTCAGTAGCCGAACATCAGGAAGCGGTCGCCAAGCCGATCTCCCACATCTTCTGCTACCCTGGTGACGGCTTGGCCCAGGGTGGTCGATCCAAACCCGGAACCAAGCAAACGGCGCGAACGCTGCAGATCAGCGGACATTCCGCCCTCGCCCAAGCGAGTCTCATTGCCCCACGTGTCGTAACCCGCCGAAGGTCGGCGGCCTGTTGAGCGTTCATAGGAGTCAGCCGCAAAGCTGTTCGAATTTGTGCCGGCGCCATAGAGATTTCCACCCCGGTTGACACCCGCCGAATATGCTTGAGCAGGGCGGACAACCTCTTTCGCAGTCCGCCCCGGCACAAAGGTCTCGGCGACCAGCTTCGTACCTCGGCGATAATCGTCACTCCGCGATGCAGGTCGAATCTCGCTCATCACCTTGAGCTGCCCGCGGAGCCCCTCGTCGAAGCCCGCGCGCGAGGGAATGAGCTGGGTAGGGCCGCCTTTCGCAACAATAGGTTCTCCCCCATCCTCATACTGGACATACGTATGATCTGGCGTAATCGCCTCTACGAAGCTCGGCAACTTAACCCCAAAACGGTCTTCGAGAATGTCGTATCCTCGAAGTTGCACACGCGTCCCACCTGGCCGTGGATTGGTTTCGGGAACCGGCGCAGCTCGCCTCCACTGAATGGCGGCGCTCAAGTCGATAGGGGAGAGCAGAATGCTCTGTAGCGGGTGGACTCGCGGTCCAGCCATGGGAGTCTCCTAGTTGAATCTCGCCAGCCTTCAGCAGCGAAACCTGATTGGATCTTGGTTTTGGGGTGGCGCCGAACAGACTGCGGTTCAGCCTCGATTTGGCTGGCCGCACGAGCCTCGATTTCACAAACTTGACCGCGGTAAAGGGCGAGAACAAAGATGGAATATCCATACTGAGGCGTCTTCAATGAAGCGATTTTGGCTCCCACTGCTCTGCGCTTTGGCGCTGGTCGCCATGTCGATCCTGGGCCTGTCCGCGGCATGGATGGATGGGACCATCTGGGAAACCGCTCTTGGCTTGGTGATGTTGGCGCTCGTCCTGGCGATGGTCGGCACGATGATCTGGGCGGTAGCCGAGCGCGTCCGGGGAAGCCTGGTCAAGAACATCCTGCTTTGGATTGTCGCCGTCCCGACCGTGCTGGCCGCTCTCTCGTTCGTCGGGCTTACGATCGCCACCGTCGCTACGCCGTCAAGCGGCGGCGGCGACATGGGGCTTGTCTTGATCCCCCTGTTCCTGATCGTGCTGGGCGGGCTTGGTATCCTGCTCATCCTAGCCGCCCTGCCCAAACGGGCGAGCGGCGCATCGCGGACGGGCTGAAGGTTCGCCCCAGCGATCGAGCCGCATATCACCCTGGCGGCGGCGACTTGCCCTCCGCCAGCGCGCCCATCACCCGCATCCGGTTGGTCTCGGCCTCGAAGGCCTCGATCTCCAGCCGCCGCATCGCATGCCCGCCGTCTTGCTCCAGGGCGGCGATCTTCTGCTGGGCGGCCTGCAGCGCCTGGACCAGCTTGGCCATCTGCGCCTGCGCCTGCTCGACCTCTGGCCCCGCCCCCTTGATCTGCGCGGGCAGCATGGCGCTCAGGCGCTGGGCGATCTCGTCGGCGCCGGGCCAGTCGAGGTTGCGGGCCAGCAGGTCGCCGATCATCGGGGCGGCCGGCGGATAGGCGCGGATCAGCTCGATCATCTGGGTCGCCGCCTCCTCACGGCGGCTGGTGAAGCTGGGCCCCGAGCGGACGGTGACGTCGTACTTGCCCGCGCCCAGGTCGTAGATCTTCTCGATCTGACGCATCTGGCCCGCCGCATCTGCGGCCTGCGCCTGGAACCTCTGGTTCACCGGCGCCATCTGCGCCTCCCCGCTCGGCCCCAGCACCCGCAGCACCCGCGGCGTCGAATAGACCTTGGGGATCAGGTCGATGAGGATGCGGCCCGCATGGCGGATCGCCCGCGACAGGTTGTCGATATAGTGGAAGGTCGAAACGTCCCCTTCCCGCTGCCTGGCCATGATCGCCCGGCCCGAAGTCTCGTTCGACCGCGCGCCCAGGCTGGCGTCGTGCAGCCCCATGATCGACTTCATGTCGTCGCCGGCGTGCAGGGCCTCCTGGATCGCCCCGACCGGAACGCCGGCGAACGACTGGCGCATCGGCGGTTCGGGTCCGTCATATTCGATATAGGCGTGGGTCTGGGTATTGGCGCTCGCCCACTTCGCCGCGTCGGTCTCGAAGGCGCCCTTGCGGCCGATGAACGGGGTCTTGGGCGCCAGGGCGACCAGTTCGGTCGACACCGTGCGCCAGTAGTTGAACATCCGCTGCGGGTCCTTGGCGTCGCGCACCAGGCTGCGCAGCCGGCGGCGACCGTCGACGTGCAACTCCTCGCCATAGACCGGGACGATCGGGATGTACTTGCCGGCCCAGTCGACGGTCTCCAGCACCTCGGCCCCGCTCACGATCCGCTGCACCACGCGATGCGAGGGAACCAGCCGCGGCCGGCCGACGACGCTGACCCCCAGGGCGTCGAACATCGCCTTCTGCCCTTCATAGATGTCCTGGGCCACCACCTGTCCGTCCGACAGCGCCAGGATCGAGCGGGTCGTCGCCTCGCGCCGCCAGTATTCGGCCACCGTCACCTGGTCGCCCTCGCGCCACGCATCGGCGGGGCCGCCATAGGAATCGGCCTCCCAGTCGAACGCTTCCGCCCCCTTCCAGCGCGCCGCGAACTCGGCCTTCGGCATCGCATCCACCACGAAGGCGGTGTTCCAGTCCGAGGAGTCCGCGGCGGTCGAGGCCGGGTCGCCATAGATCGAGAACGGGTTGGCCACCCGTTCGATCACCAGGTCCTGGTCGAAGGCCTCGTCGCTGGCGTAGCGGGTGTTGATGCGGAAATAGCCGAACCCGCCCGTCA